AGGCGGTGTGTTCCACGCTGTCGGTGTGCAACAAGGCCGCTGCCGCTGGATCGTTCAGGGTGCGTATCAAGATCAACAACGCCGCTGATGACGATAAGCAGTTCGTGATGTATGACGCGCCTATCGCCGCGAAGGACACGCTGTTGTTGACGTTCGGTGCGACGTTGGGTGCGGGGGATGTGGTGCGCGTGTATGCGTCTAGTGCGGACCTGTCGTTTCAGTTGTTTGGAAGCGAGATTTCCTGATGGGTGTTGTGAGCGTTTCCGCTGCGACTCTTGGTTTGGATGGGCGTACCCGGTCGATCCTTGATCAGTTCAAGAAGTTGCCGTTTGGGATTGAGTATCTGGTTATTGCTGGTGGGGGCGGTGCCGGTGCCAATGGCGGCGGCGGTGGTGGCGCTGGTGGCTACCGCAGCAACGTGACAGGTGAAAACAGTGGTGGCGGTGCATCTGCTGAAGCAGCACTGTCTCTGGCTCCGTTTACCACTTACACGGTTACTGTCGGAGCGGGTGGCACCAGCGGCGGCACAAGCGGCATCGGTAATCAGGGCAACTCAACGACATTTGCCTCCATCGCGTCAATCGGCGGCGGCGGTGGTGGCAGCAACATCACGCCGTTCTGTCCGACGACTGGCGGTTCTGGCGGCGGTGGTGCCGCAACTGGTGGCGGTAGTTGCAACGCGAATGGTGCTGCAGGGACTACAGGTCAGGGCTACGCGGGAGGCAACGGTATCGGAATAAACGGGACTGGCGGCGGTGGTGGTGCAGGTGAGGCCGGAGACACCGACGGGCAATCCGCCGGTGGCGACGGCGTCAGTTCATCTATCACGGGGAGCGCAGTCACCAGAGGTGGGGGCGGTAGTGGTTTCGCCGGTGTTGGGGCATCTGGCGGGGATGGCGGCGGCGGGGCCAGCAGCACCGCTGGGTCGGCCAATACGGGCGGCGGCGGTGGCGCATGGAACGGAACCGGCACCGCTGGCGCTGGCGGCAGCGGCGTAGTCATCCTCCGCTACTCCAAGATTTACGCCCCCACGTTCTCTGCCGGTGTCACAGCGTCAACGATCGTTGATGGTGATGAGAAGGTGACGACGGTTACGGCGACTTCGACAACGTCGGAGACTGTTGAGTTTGGTTTGGATTCCAGTTTCCTTGTGGAGTACCTCGTTATCGCTGGTGGTGGCGGTGGCGGTAAGGATCAAGGTGGCGGTGGTGGAGCGGGTGGCTACCGATCCAACGTCAGCGGTGAAAACTCTGGTGGAGGTGCTTCAGCAGAAGCCGCATTGAACCTGAGTAAAGGTGTTACCTACACGGTTACTGTTGGTGGTGGTGGTGCCGGTAGAGCAGCGGGTGATGCCGTTGGACGCGGATCATCAGGTTCTAATTCTATCTTTTCCGGCATCACATCAGACGGAGGGGGTGGTGGTGGATCTTTTGGCACTGGTAACCAAAACGGATTATCTGGTGGTTCCGGTGGTGGCGGTGGTGCACCTGCTGCTAGTGGCGTTGGTGGCTCTGCAACAACAGGTCAAGGATATTCTGGTGGCAATGCTGGCAATACTACTGGATTTGGTGGTGGTGGCGGCGGTGGTGCCGGTGCAGTAGGAACCACGGGCACAACAGTTGGCACTGGTGTTGGTGGCGCTGGAGTTGCCAGTTCCATAACTGGCACAAGTGTTACTCGCGCTGGTGGTGGTGGTGGTGGAAGTCAAACCAGTTCGCCTTCAGGTGGTACTGGTGGAGGTGGCAGTGGTGGTGGTGCTTCCGGTAACGCCGGAACTGTAAATACTGGTGGTGGGGGTGGTGGCTGTCGCAACGGTGCAAGTAGCGTTTCAGGCGCAGGCGGTTCCGGTGTCGTCATTATCAAATACCCCGACACCGTTACGGCTACCTTCTCCGCTGGCGTTACCTCATCAACATCCACGAGTGGCGGCTTCACGGTCGCCACGATCACGGCAACATCAACAACTAGCGAAACGGTAATATTCACATGAGTCACTTTGCGAAACTGGACGACAACAACATTGTCACGTTCGTGACGGTGGGCCGTCAGGAGGACGACGACAAGGAGCAGGAACTGTGCGACCGCACCGGGGATGTCTACCGGCAGACCTCGTACAACACTCGCGGCGGTGTGCATTATGACCCCGAGACTGGCGAACCGTCAGCGGATCAGTCGAAGGCGTTGCGGAAGAACTACGCCGGTATCGGGTTCACGTTCGATGAGCAGCGGGATGCGTTCATTCCCCCGCAGCCGTTCCCGTCATGGGTGTTGAACGAGGAGTCGTGCTTGTGGGATGCGCCCGTGCCGTACCCGACGGATGGTGGTTTGTATTCGTGGGATGAGGCTGCCGGGGAGTGGGTCGCTGCGGAGTGACTTTGGTCAGCTGTTGGCCGCACCTGAGCAAGTGCCCAAACTGCTCACACGCCTTGGCCTCTGGGAGGAACGCGGATTCCAAACCCGCGTAGCAAGGTTCGATCCCTTGACGAGGTGCAACACAACCGGACGCTTGACGTCATTTCAGCCGGATACGTGCAGATCCAGAAAGGCAGCACCGATGTCAGACGAGACACCCGTGGTCCGCATCACCATGCGCGAGCTGTACGACGCGCTTCTGCGAATAGATCAGAAGGTGACGTCTCTGGCTGAAGGCCGCGTCCACGACTCCCAGCAGCGCGACGCCATGAATAAGCGGATTGACGACATTGAGAGCACGCTGGAATCGCTGCGCACCCGCGTCATGGCCTGGCCGTCGCTGGCAGGAGCGGCCGCCGTGGTCGCCATCGTCGTGGCGATCTTCCCAAGGTTTACCCAGTAACCGTTCCACCCCCACGCCCCCACATCCGTGGGGGCTTTTTCATGTTCGACAACCCTGCGGAGGTAACCCATGTGGTCCCTGTCCTTCTGGAAGCAAACGGCAGAACGCGCCGTCAAGACGGCGGCCCAGGTGGCGCTGTCGTTCTTCGTCGTCGGCCAGACCGGCATCCTTGAGGTGGACTGGCAGCAGTTCGCCTCGGTCACCGCGCTGGCAGCTCTCGCCTCGGTGCTCACCTCGCTGGTGTCCAGCGGCGTCAACGACCCCGAAACCCCCAGCGCCGTGAGGATCGACTAATGGCCTGGGCGAAGGTGCTCGAGGTGGCGCTACGCCAGCGCCTGGGCGACAAGGTGGTGTTCTTGGACGACTGGCAGCAGGTGAAGCGCAAGCCTTGGCCGCGCAAGGGCGTGCCGCTGGCGTTGATGGTTCACCACACTGCTGGCGCCGCCACCGACAGCCGCGACCCCAAGAACCCCGGCAACCGCAAGGGCGCCAACATGGGCGTGGTGCGATTCGTCCACAACGCTGGCGGCATACCCAAGTCCAACTTCACGTTGGACCGCGATGGCACGGTGTACGTGTCCAGCGCCTGGCCGGTTCACCATGCCGGGCTGGGATCGTTCAAGGGCGTCCAGCCGTATGAGCGCCTGGGCATAAGCGACAACCTGGCCAACGACTTCACTCTAGGCGTCGAATGTGTCAGCAAGGGACTCAAGCGCGACTTCACCAAGGCGCAGAAACAATCCCTGGGCAAGCTCGCCAATGCCTGCAAGGACGCCGCCGGCTGGAAGGGCTTCTACGCGCGCCTGCCTAACCACCGCACCTGGGCGCCCAACCGCAAGATCGACAGCCGCTACTCGCTGCTGGCGCTACGCCGCTGGGCGCGCCTGTACCAATGAGCCTTGCGGATCGCTTGAGCGCAGCCACCCCCACCAGCAAGGGGAAGGTCTGCCGCATCAGTTGGGTGCGCTCGGAGTTGTCCGAGGCCGACGCCGCCGCACTGAACGCTGCGATGGCTGTGCCCGTCGGTCACCCTGAACGGTTGTCGTCTGTTGCTATCGCCGACGCCCTCGCGGAGGAAGGTTTCAAGGTCCACAGCAAGACAGTTGAAAACCACCGCAGGGGAGTGTGCAGCTGTGACCTTGGCCCAACGCCTGAAACCTAAGCAACCCAAGGTCTGGGTGTACGACATCGAGACCAGCCCGCATTTGTGCTACAGCTACACCCTGCACCAGGCAGACATCCGGCCCGACATGATTGTGCAGCCGAGCCGCATGTTGTGCTGGGCGGGCATGTGGCTAGGCCAGCGCAAGGTGTCGTTCTATTCCGAGCATCACCACGACCGCACCGAGATGATTGAGCAGTTGTGGCTGGCGCTGGATGAGGCCGACATCGTCGTTACCTACAACGGCAAGGGCTTTGACAACAAGCATGTGATGCGCGAGTTCCTGACCGCAGGCCTCGGCCCTCCCAGCCCGTGGCAGGACGTCGACTTGCTGAAGGAAAACCGGCGCCTGTTCAAGTTCGCATCCAACCGCCTGGGCTACGTCACCGACACCCTTGCCCTGGACACCAAGCTTGACACCGGCATCGGCCTGTGGCGGCGGGTGCTGGAAGGCGACGAGAAAGCCTGGGCTCTGTTCAAGCGTTACAACGTCTGCGACGTCAAGGCCACGGCCTCGTTGGCGCAATTCCTGTGGCCCTACCTGCGCCTGCCCCATATGGGCTTGTGGTCCGGTGACACCAAGGCCTGCCCGTCGTGCGGTGGCAGCGACCTGACGCCGATGGGCAAGACCTACACCAAGGTCGCCAGCTACCCGCGCCTGGTCTGCGCGTGCGGTGCCTGGTGCAAGGTGATCAGCAACGGCCAAACGCGGCCCATCTAGGAGGACACCTGTGATCGACCCTGCGCTGGCATCCGACGCCGTGGCCACCATGATGGGTGACCGCATGACCACCCACGGCCAGCCGACCGCGACGCTGGCGCGCATCGCCGGCATGTGGGGCGCGTACCTGGACCGCGAGTTAGGCGTTGCCGATGTCGCCGCCATGATGGTGATGCTGAAGCTGGCGCGTGCCCGGCACGGCTACGACCGTGACCACTACCTTGACGCCATCGCCTACACCCTGCTGGCTGAGGACGGTGCCAGGCCGTGAAGGTCAAGGTGGCCGTGGGCGACGTCGAGGTGACGGTCACCGACATCGACTACACCCCCCGCCAGGTGACCGCGCTGTTGCACCGGGCGGCATCCATCGCTGTTGCCCTCAGCGCCAGCAGCCCTGAGCCTGAGGTGGAAACCAAGACCGCCGCCGCTGGCTTCACCGCGCACCTTGACCTTGACCCTGAACGCAACCTTGAACCGGATCTATCGGAGTGGTTCGAGGAAGCCCCGTAGCGTCACCCCCCAAGCCCCCTGGGCTGGCCCGTCCCCCACGGCCAGCCTGGGGGGCGCTTTCCTATGCGACCGAGCACACCGCAGCGGTCAGCGCCTCGTCCTCAATCAGCGTGTAGCGCACCGTGGTGTTGGGGCTGGTGTGCCCGAGCAGTTCTTGCACCGCGCGCAAGTCCCGCGTGCCCTTGTAGGCCTGGGTGGCGAACCGATGCCGCAGCTGGTGGGGCGTGAAGCCGGGCGGCAGCGCCGCCTTGATCCGCTTGTACACGTAGTCATAGCCAACGTGGTCATCGCGCACTGGGGAAGGGAACACCCAGGCGCCGCGCTGGTGCCGGATGTGGGCCGCCAGTGGCGCCGCCACGGTGGGATGCACCGGAATGATGCGGGTCTTGGACCCTTTACCGGTCACCCGCAAGCCATGACCGGTCACCGCGTCGGTGCGCAGCGACGCTATCTCTGACACCCGCAAGCCAGCGTAGGCCGCAAGCATCACCATCAGCGTCTGTTGCTCGTCGGTGCAGTTGGCGAACGCCTGCTTGACCAGCGGCTCGGGCACAGGTCGAGGACGGCCCACTGGCACGCGCACGCTGCGCACATAGGCAGCAGGGTTGTCGTCAATGAAGCCTCGCCGATGCGCCCAGGCGTAGAAACCGCGCAGCGCCGAGCGCGCTGACTTGCGGGTCTCCGGCCCCCAGTTCGGGTTACTGAGGAACGCCACCAGGTCATCCTCGGTGGCGGTCAAGATGGGCACCGCTTCATCCAATAGACGCAGGTAGTGCGCCTTGAGCCGAACGCTGCCTTTGGCCATGTTCTCAGCACGCAGTGATTCCAAGTACAAATGAACTGTCCGATTTGCCCCCGGCGACACGCCCAACAGCGTCGCACACTTGAATTTTTTTTCTGTGAAGTTATCCACATCTGTAACCGTTTGCGCTGCCTAGCCCATCCAGTAACCGAAGGGTTCTTGGTTCGAGTCCAAGTGGGGGAGCAGCGCACCTCTCCGTGATTGCACGAAAACCCCACTGATTGCAAGGCTTTTCGTGTTCCGTTCTCTGCCGTTGCCCAGTGTAGATCCGCCCTACGACATCGTCGTGCAAACGGGCTGCAACTTTGCTGACAGTGAACAGACATTGACTGGACTTATCCACAGTTAGCGCACTTGCGCGCGCCAAATAACCGTTGCACCGCAACAACTTTTCGGGTTCGTTTAGCCCCGTCCGGCAGCCGTCGGATGTGTGGGCCAGGTGGGGCGTTCTCTGCCCCCCGCATAACTGAATACACGACGGCAGTGACCTGCGATCCGTTCGTGCCCCCGTGCTCCACCTGGCCCGCACCCACAGGAAGGCAAGTCCGATGGATTACGAGATCCTGATGATCGGTGCCTGGACTGGCATCACCTGGTGGGCTGCCTGGTCTACCTGCTCCACCTTGCACCGCCGCCGCCAGCACCTGTATTCCCGCCGACTGCAGGAGATGGAGCGCCGCGCACGCCGGGAAGCCGCGCTGGCGTTCGACCTGCAGCGGTTGGGCCGGTGATGGCCGAGGCGGTGCTGGCCGTCGTGATGGCTGCCGGGCCGCAGGTGGACCCCATCCAGGTTGGCCCCAAGACCCACAACTCTCCGGTGTCGCTGTACCAAGGCCGGCACTACGTGGAGCGGCACAACCGCAAGCGCATCTGCGTGCGGCACCGGGAGTCCAAGCACGACTACCGGGCGGTATCGAAGTCCGGCCGCTACCGCGGCGCGTACCAGTTCTCGCCAGCGCTGGCGCGCGGTGCCGCGTGGATGATCCAGGCGGAGTTACGCGCCACTGGCACACCTAAGCGCGAGGCGATCCGCATTGGCCGGGAGCTGCGCGCACACCCGATGAACCAGTGGGCGCCGTTCTTCCAAGACCTGGCGTTCTGGCTGGTCTGGGATCAAGGCGAGGGCCGCAGCCACTGGCGCGCCACCGTGCCGGGAACGAGCTGCTGGTGAGCAAGGTCAGCCAAGGCGATGCCACCTGCAGGTTCGGCCACGACCTGACGCGCCCCCTGGCGTTGCACATTGACAACCACGGTGGCTACTTCTGCCGCCTGTGCCAACTGCATGTGATGAAAGCGCACTACGAGCATGAGATAGCCAAGATCGAGGGCCAGCCGTGACCGTGCCCTGCGACGTCAAGGACTGCGACCGCGAAGCCACCCACTGGTGGTGGATCAAGGTTGAGGGCGGCTGCGCCGAGCGGTTGTTCTGCTACACCCACGCGCAGGACAACTACCAACAAGACCTGGCGGCGTTCGGTGAGCGGCTGATCCCTGGCACCGACGAGGTGTCGCTGTGCCCGTGACTCAGCGCTTGACGTACCGCTCCAACGCCCGACGCACGATGTCGGACACGGTCTCACCGTTGGCTTCCGCCTTCGCTAAGGCGGCCTTCCACAGGTCATCAGGTATGCGGATCGCTCGCGGCGTTGTCTCAGCCATGTCCACCCCCGCGGGTCATGGCTACACGCTACGGGACGATCTCGACCTTTCGGCGCAGGCGTGCCTTGCTTCCGTCAGCAAAGACCGCCACCGGCAGGCCTGTGGCCCAACCGGCGATGGTGCCTTTGACCCGCTGACCGCTGGCTGTGGTGTGCATGACCTGCAAGCCCACCCAGGCGTTGCGGTATTGCGGGTTTGTGGCGGCCATGAAGGCGCTTATTTGTTCCAGGCGTGTGCTCATACCTACCCCCTAGGTTCTGCCCGTATATACACGCTAGGGGCGTCCGTATATACGCGTCAACCCCTTTGGTCACATTCGTCACAGGTGCCCCTATGACCGAACAGCGCCTGCACAACATGACCCGCCAGCGCCAGGAGTTCCTGGCTGAGTGGGAGCACACCTGGGTCAGGCACCACGGGTACGTCACGGCGGCCGCGCCCATCTTTGACACGACGCCACAGGCCTTGGCGCGGCGGTTGTACCGAGCCAAGCGCGACAACTACCCGGTGCGGTTCGTCGACGACACCAAGGCGCTGCGCGCATGAGCCAGTCACGCAAACACCGTGGCTACGCCAGCCAACGCATGGTTGCCGACTACCTGCGCGCCCATGGTTTCCCCTACGCCGAGCCGGTCGGCGCTGGGCGAGATGGCTCAGACATAACAGGGACCCCCGGCTTAGACATCGAGGTGAAAGCGCGACGAGGTTTCAACCCCGCCGCCGCCATGCGCCAGCAAGCCGAGCGCGCTGAGGAGGCACTGCTGCCGTTCGCGGTGCTGCGCCTGGACGGCCAAGGCCCAGCGTCCATTGAGGACTGGCCGGTGGTGCTGCGGTTTGGCGCGTTTGTGCAGCTGCTGCGCGAGTGCGGATGGGGGCAGCCGCTGTGACCGACCCCCGCGCCGTCATCGCCTACCGCTACTCGGTCCCCGACATCGACCGCTGGCCTGCCTCGGTCGTCCACGCCTTCTACCAACACCTGCGAACAAAGGAAACAAGCAATGACCGCTGACATGACGTTTGCACCGATAGACGCCCCCGACGTCAAGCGCGACCGTTGGGGCCGCCCACTGATTGAGCCACCTGAGGGTGGCCAGCCTGAGCCATACGTGCGCGTGAGCACGCTGGCTAAGTCCCTGGACAGCAAAGAGGGACTGATGCAGTGGATGCAGCGCATGACCGCCATTGGCTTAGGCAAGCGCCCCGACCTGGCCGAGCGTGCCGCGATCACTGACCCCAGCGATAAGCGCGCACTCAAGGAGATCGTGGACGGCGCGATGCAGGCAGCCGAGAGCGACAAGGCCGCCAACATTGGCACCACGTTGCACGCGCTCACGGAGCAACTAGACCGAGGGACGCTAGAGAACATCCCCGCCAGCCACGCCGCCGACCTGGACGCCTACGCGCAAGCAACCGAGCCGCTAAAGGTGGTGGCCACCGAGTTGTTCGTAGTCAACGATCACCTCAAGGCCGCCGGCACGCTGGACCGCCTCGTGCGCCTGCCCGATGGCCGCCTGGTTGTCGCTGACCTCAAGACCGGCGCAACCGAACCTACCTACCCGCACGGCGTTACCACCCAGTGCGCCATCTACGCGCACTCCTGGCGCTACGACATTGAGAAAGAGCAGCGCCTGGCCTACCTGCCCGAGCACGGCGTCAGCACCGATGTCGGTCTGCTGATCCACCTACCCGCAGGCAAAGCCCAATGCGACCTGTACCTGCTTGACCTGACCGTGGGCTGGCAGCTCGCCAAGACCGCCACCGCTGTGCGCGCCGTCTACAAGTCCAAGCCGATTGAGAAATACACCCCCTAGACCCTGCGCACCTGCGCATGGAAACCGCACCCGCAACCGAAAGGAAACACCATGCAATTTGATGCACCCGCAACAGGCGGTGGGTCACTCAAGCCCGCCGACGTAGAAGGCCACCTGCTCGTGGTTGAACCCACCGAGTACGTGGCCAGCATCGCCACCAGCTTTGGCGAGAAAGACGCCATCCGCGTCACCGTCCACGACGTCACTGAGTCCGAAAGCCACGACAACGTGCTGCTGTTCGGCACCGCCCTGATCGGCAGCCTCAAGACCCAGGTGGGCAAGCGCGTCCTGGGAGTGATGACCAAAGGCACCGCCAAGCCAGGCCAGGCAGCACCGTGGGTGCTCGCTGACGCCAGCCAAGACGCCAAGGCAGTCAAGGCGGCTACGGCCTACCTGACGGCGCTCACCGCTGGATCACTCAGCTCGCCAGCCAAGGCCGAGAACGACGCCTTGGCGGCAGCACTCGACAACCTCGCTGACATCACCGCCTAGCAATTCCCCCTGCCCTGCGCCCGGCAGCAACGGTTCACGACCGAGCAGGGGACATGAGCGAACTCATCAACGCAGCCCGCGAGTGGTATGACGCTGGCTACTGCGTCGTGCCCACGCACGAGGACGGCGGCAAGCGACCCTTTGGCGCCTGGAAGCAGTACCAAACCGAGCGCCTGCCCTGGGAACAACTGGAAGCCCTACTGCTGACCGGCAATTACACCGGCATCGGTGTGCTCACGGGCAGCGCCAGCGGCAACGTGGAAATGATCGAGATTGAGGGACCCCTGGACCTGGCCCTCAAGCGCCTGGCCAAGGTGAAAGCCCAGGCCCGCGACTACGCGCAAATCGGCCTGCCGGACCTACTGCAGCGCCTAGCCCGAAGCTGCGCCGAACAGTCAGCGGGTGGTGGATTACACCTGTTCTACCGAGTGTCCGACGGCCCAGCGCTCGGCAACACCAAGCTGGCGCACGCTGACGGAAAGGTGATCGCTGAAACCAGGGGGGAAGGTGGCTTCGTTGTTGTAGCCCCTACGCCAGGGCGCAACGGACACCCTGAAGGCAGCGCTTATTCGCTACTGAACGCTTGCACACCCGCAGGCACAATCACCGTCACCAGTGAAGAACGTGACCTGCTGCACCTGCTGTTCTCCATTGCCCTCGATGAAGAACCTACGCCACAAGACCCTTACAAGCCTGCGGGCGCTGCAGGCGACAGCACCAGCGCGCTGGATGACTACCGCGCCCGGCACACCTGGGCGGAGATCCTGCAGCCCCAGGGCTGGACGTTCAGCCACCACGCCGATGGCCGCGACCATTGGGTGCGGCCTGGGAAGTCCATCCACGAAGGCACCAGCGCCACCACCATCGAGGACGGTCCCTTCTTCTGTTTCTCCACCAGCACCACTTTCCCCAGTGAGCAAGGCCTCAGCAAAGGCCAGGTGTACGCCTACCTGCACCACGGTGGAGACCTATCCAAGGCCAGCAGGCAGCTTGCCGCCGACGGCTACGGCACCCAGGCCCACCATGTGGAACTGCCTGCATGGGAAGCCGAACTGGACCCTGATGCCAGCGATGACGAACGCGCCGACGCGCAAGGGGCGTGGGTGGCCGAGAACCTGCCCGTGCTGGATTGGCATGAGGTGTGGGCCAATCAGACTGAAGAAGAATGGATAGTCGAGCCGCTACTAGCGCGCCGGCGCCTGGTCGCCCTTTACAGCGCCCCCAAGGTCGGCAAGTCGCTGCTGATGTTGGAGATCGCAGCTGCTATCGCCAGTGGCTGCGAAGTGCTCGGCAGCAAGCCACCTGAACCGATCCGCACCCTGTACGTCGACTTTGAGAACGACCCGCGAGGGGATGTGCGAGAGCGGCTGCAGGACATGGGCTACGCCCCTGACCAGTTGGCCAACCTTTGTTACCTGTCATTCCCCAACCTAGGCAAATTGGACACCGAGCGTGGGGCCAAGGAGTTGCTGGCCGCCGTCGCCCACTACCGCTGCGAAGTCGTCGTTGTCGACACCGTAAGCCGGTCCGTCGAGGGCGATGAGAACGAGAACGACACCTGGTTGTCCTTCTACCGGCACACTGGCCTGAAGCTGAAGCAGGCCAAGGTCGCGCTCATCCGGCTTGACCATTCAGGCAAAGACGAAAAACGAGGCCAGCGCGGAGGTTCCGCCAAGTCTGGGGACGTCGATGCAGTCTGGCGACTCAGTCGGCAAGGTGGCGAGGACTCCGACACATTTGACCTTGTCTGCGAGGCCCAGCGGTTTCCGATTCAGCGCAAGAAGTTGACCATCCGGCGCGAGGTTGACCCGCTCAGGCACGAGGTGTCCAGCGACCCTTACATGGACGCCAGGGCTCGACTGTTCACCCTATTCCGGGACAAAAAAGTGCCCAAAGACCGCAACTTGAGCGTGAATAACGCTCGCGCTTTGGCCCGCGAAATGTGCGGAAAAGTGCCCAATTTTGACAAGGCCACATGGCTGGCATGGTGCCAGGAAGCGGGCCAAATATGAGCGGCACGCTGGGTCAAAAAACAGGCATCGTGCCGCAGGCACATCGGCACGTGCCGCAGCGTGCCGCACGATTTTCCCTCACAAATCGGCACGTGCCGCATGCGTGCCGCCAATTTGCCTATGCCATGCCGAGTGGCCGTATCTATAGATACGGCACGCGGCACGGGCGCATTGTCGGCAGGTGTTTGTCATGCCCGTAATCAAACACCTGAAGCATGGCTGCCAGGAGATTGTCGCCGCCGCCGCCGACCACTGGGCCTGCGCCCTGACGGTCTACCTCGACCCCTGGCCGCTAACCCCAGCAGGCGAAGTGGCAGCCCTGCGCGATGGCCGCCGCACCTACCAAATGCGGTCCTGGGGTGTGCGCATCCGCAACGCCTACCGGATCGCCGGCAACCCACCCAGGCCAGGGACCACCGTCCTCGCCGAGCACCGCTGCGGCGACCCCATCCCCGCCACCTGGCGGCAACCAAGGCCCACCCGCACACCGACAACCAACAACACCCAGGAGGTGCCGTTCTGATGGAGTGGATGCAGCAAGCGATCTGTAAGCAAGTGGACCCTGACCTGTTCGTGGGCGACGGTCACGCCAACGACCTGTACCGGCGCCACCAGCGCGCCATCCAGATCTGCAAGACCTGCCCGGTTATCTTCCAATGCCGCGACTATGCCCTGCGGCTGGCTGCTGAATCGCCCATCTATGGCGTCTGGGGCGGCATGACCCAGGCAGAGCTGAACAACCAAGCCCGACGCCGCCAACCAGGGCAGGTGGCATGAACGAAACCGGCGCCTGCACCATCTGCCAACGCGCCAGCCAGCGGATGGCCTGCGAGCGCTGCCAGCACACCATGCGCCTGCAGTTGGGTGAAATCTGCGACTACCAGGCGCTGGCGTCCGGCAACCTGGTGCCAGGGCAAGGCGGCGACGGCAGGGCCACCGAGCGCACCCTGGGCGTCAACCTGGCAGCCCTCGACCTGGTCGGTGCTTTTGACGCCATTGCAGTCCTGGAATCCTGGGAGCGGATCTGGCGCGAGGACTACGGCCTGGTGCCCTACGGCCCAGCCAGCGCCGAACGTGACCCGGCAGCCCGCGCCACCCTGCTCGGCATCGTCGGCTTTTTACAGGCCTGGTTGACCAAGTCCTGCGACGAGCACCCAGCCATAGACGAGTTCGCCCGCGAGGTGCGCGGCCTGCATCGGTCCTGCCAGCAGGCGGCAGGCCAGGCGCGCCGGTCGGCCTGGCGCGTCACCTGCCCCGCCGACGTTGAGGACGGCGAGTGCGGCACTCAGCTGCGGGTCAGCGGCGAGGACTTCGGCGGCTACGTCACCTGCCGAGGCTGCAGCACCACTTGGGCCGTGGACCGGCTGCTGCATGTGGTCGCCACCAGCCGCCACGCCGAGTTGTGGCTGGACCCTGAGGCGGCCAGCGAGTGGCTCGGCATCAACGAGCGCACCTTGCGCGGATGGGCGCGGGAAGGCCGCATCAAACGCGCCAACGGGCGCTACGAGGTTCACAGCCTGAGGCAGGCGATCTCGTGAGCAAGACACGCACCATCGCGGCTCGCTGCCCCATCTGCGCCGCCATCCTGCCGATATTCACCATTACCGCCGAGCGGCACGGCTTCCTCGGGCGCCACACGCGCCTGACCCTCACCGGCGACGCCACCGACTACGTCGCCCACCTTTGGATGCACACCGACAAGGAGCAATCATGGGCGTGAACACCTGCAGCATCTGCGCCGAGACCTACGCCGTCAGCCACCTAGGTGATGTAGGCAAGTGCCGGCTGTGTGAAGTGCGAGAGCCAGCGATGCGCCGCAAGATCGCCGCCGAGGTTCACGCCTTAGGTGGCAGCATGTTCATGGTCGAACAGATCAAGCGCGGGCCTGTGCCCCACACACCCGGCGGCATGAGCGACCTGACCATCCCTGAGTTTGATGTGCCTTACGAGGAGCTGCTGTCGGCGAGCAACGACATTGCCCACGATGTCTGAGGACGCCGACACGCCGACCCCCAGGAGTTGCAAGAGTGACAGCATTGCCGCTAAGATATGTTAAGTTTTGCTCAGAAGGTTTAGGCCCGCAACTGCGGGCTTTTGTCATGTCTGGCCTTGGTGTGAGCTTGGCCAGTGTTGACTTTCATTTCATCAAGGCGCAATGGCGCAATCAGAGATTTAACTATTTCCCAACCTTGCGATTCAATGAAGCTAAGGAGATTCACCTATGAGGCGTGCTGCCCTCATTCCCTTGCAAGATGAATTGCACCAATGGCTAGACGACCACGGCTGGGTATGCGACGAGTTACGCAGCGATGGCTCTACTTTGTGGCGTTGGCCAATTAACGACGTAATCGTTGATGTGCCAGCGTCTCGAAACCTGCGCAAGAACATCGCGTTGTGTTTCTTTGCAGCCGACATTATGGAAAGAAGTCCAGAACACAATCGAGTGTTGCTCTACAAATAGCAAGTAAACCTTTATGTCCACAGACACAGCAGTCAGCGTTTGCGACATTGACGAGGCCTTGCGACATCTCAGCTTGGTCCCTGTTGATGAACGCGGCGCCGCCTGGCACGCATACTCCGATGCCTTGCTAGAACAGCGAAGGCACATGCACGAAGGGAACCTGAATGACCACCAAGGCAGCCATTGAGGCAGCTGTAAAAAAAGTGACGGGGGACCCTACTGTCGGACCCGTCGCGGCAATTCAGTCGGGAATCATTGACGCGGTATGGGGGGTGGTGTCCGGGGAGGGTGAACCGGGGACCAAGGAGAAGCGCATCGTCAAGGCAGTGGAGACACCGGAAGCCTGACCGTGCCCAGGCTGCCCCGTCCTTGCCTGGACTGCGGCCAACTGACTGACAACAGTCGCTGCCTGCGTTGCAATCGAGAACGAGAACGCCTAGCCAGCGCGGCCCGTCCTCCGCGCCCGCACTATTCCGGGGACTACCGCAAGCGCGCCAAGATCGTTAGAGACACGGCGGTGGCCTGCCATTGGTGTGGCGGCGGGTTCTCACCCGACAACCCGGTGCAGGCAGACCATGTGCTGCAGGGCGACCCGGCCAGCCCGCTGGTCGCTTCATGTCGTCGCTGCAACATTTCTCGCGCAAACCGAGCCCGACGGGACGGGGGACGCTAGTCCAGGGTGGGGTCCAGTGCCACGAGGGCGCACCGCCTCTACCCTGGCCTCGTTGCCGGAAAACCAACAACAA